GGGTTGGCTTTTTCATTAGATAGTCCTTATTACAATGATGCTGGCACTTGGATTTATTATGGTGATGGCTCTGTTAGCTCTACAGCTACAGTATCAGCCAATGCCTTTAGGGATAGATTTGGTGCAGGAAGTGTTACAAGAACTGCTAGTGTTGCTTCTGATTCAGTAAGGATTAGGACTTCTACAGGCGCAGTTTCATGCACAGCTACAGTAACAGCAGATGCAGATGTCATTAGATTCGCATCAGGCTCGATTACAGCCTCTGCAACAGTATCTAGCGACTCGATTAGGGTAAGGACTAGCACAGGCTCAATAAACTCAACAGCGACTGTTTTAGCGAATGGTTATAGAGATAGATTTGGAGCTGGTTCAATTACAGCTAGTGCAACAGTTACAGCCAATGGCGCAAGAGTTTTATCTGGTGTTGGCTCAATATCTGCAAGCGGTACTGTATCTGCGGACTCTATCAGGATAAGAACTTCTACTGGAGCAATCAATGGACTATCTACAGTTACAGCATTGGGCGGTGTTGAATACTCAGGCTCGGCAGAGATTACAGGCATTGCAACAGTATCAGGCACAGCAATTGCAGTATTTAGCGCATCAGGCTCAATTAGTAACTCAGCTACTGTTAGTTGTGTAGGTAGAATATTAGGGGATAATTGGACTTTAGATCAGATTGGCTCAGAGTCTTGGACTCCTGAAACTCCTGAGACTCCTAACTGGACAGATTTAAGTGCAAGCAATGATTCTTGGACAGATGTATCAATAAGCTCTGCTGGATGGACATCTGTCTCTAATGGCACAGAACAATGGGTAAATAAATGAATCAAAGAATAACTTTTGGCGAGTGGCTTCCAGACCAGCCTTCTGTGACAGGTGCATTGGTAAAGGCTAATAATGTCTTTTCTAAGGCTATTGGCTATGGAGCTATTCCATCTGCTGTGGATTATTCACAATCAGCTTCTGAGAATTTGAACAATGTCGTAGCTGGTAGAAACCCTGATGGAACTACAAGCATCTTCGCAGGAAGCGAAACAAATCTATACAAATTAGACTCTACAGATATGACTTTGGATGATGTATCTGGTGCTACTTATGCAACACCTAATGGTCAAAGATGGAGATTTACCCAGTTTGGTCACAGATTGATCGCTGCTAATGGAAACTCAAAGTTACAGGGATGGTTACTAGGTACTTCTACTGCTTGGGCTGATTTAGATACTGATGCTCCTAGATCTAGATATGTCACAGTAGTTCGAGACTTTGTGGTATCTGGCTATGATAGCGACTCAGGATATTCATACAGGGTTCAATGGTCTGCGCTAAATGATGAGACTAACTGGACTCCTTCAGCAACAACTCAAGCAGATTATCAGGATATTCCTGATGGTGGCTCAGTAGTTGGTGTTACAGGTGGTGAATTTGGCTTAATCTTCATGGATCGCTCAATTCATAGAATGTCCTATGTCGGTAGCCCTTTGGTGTTCCAGTTTGACAATATCTCTAGAAATCTAGGGTGTTATGAGGCTAACTCAATTATTCAGTACCAAGGAGTGTCATTCTTCTTGTCTGATGATGGATTCTATGCCTGTGATGGTCAAAATATCATCCCTATCGGTAATGAGAAGGTAAACCGATACTTCTTTAATGATGTAGATGAGGTATTTCTACCTAATATGTCGGCTGCTATTGACCCATTTAGAAACCTAGTTATTTGGTCTTATGCCTCTAAAGGTCAAGGCGGTAATGTCAATAGATTGTTGATTTATAACTTTGAGACTAAGAAATGGTCATCTGGATCTACTGATGTAGACCGAGTGGCTGATGCTTCTACTCCATCTGTGACTTTAGAGGGCTTGGATGCTTTCTCAACCAGTATTGATGCTTTGCCAACAAGCCTAGATTCTCGTCAATGGGTGGGTGGAAAGATGATGTTTGCTGGTGTCAGAAATGCAAAAATAGTGACATTTACAGGAGCGAATTCTACTGCTACAATTCAGACAGGAGACTTGTCGGCTGAAAATCGTAAGACTGCTGTCACCTTAGTCCAACCTATTGTAGACAATGGTTCTGCTAGTGTGGCTATTTCTTCTAGAAACCTACTATCAGAACTAGTAACTTTTGGCACAGCAACTGCTGCGGATTCAGAGAATAGGGTTTCAATTAGAAGCATGGGAAGATACCACCAACTAGAATTTACTCCAACAGGCGATAACTGGCGAACAGCTATCGGTGCTGATGTTGAGCTTGTTCCTATGGGTGGCAGATAATGTTTCGAGTCCTACCACCCTTCGGTGGAGATCAGCGAGCAGTCGCTGAAGTAATCAATGGCATTATGAATGGCAAGACCAATAATACTGGTACTGTCACCTTGGCTACTGGTGGAGCTTCAACCACTACTATTACAGATGCTCGCATTGGTGTAGATTCAGTTATTTTGCTTAGTGCAACAGATGATATATCTTCTACTGCTTACTATCCTTATTTGGGTGTTCAAGATACTACAGACCAAGTAGCTGCTAATACAACTAGTGTCAATACCATTACTTTTAATACTACTGACTATAGCCTTGGAGCAAGTCTAGTAGATAGCACAAAGCTAAAAGCTGATTATGCTGGCTTATACAATATTCAGTTTTCAGTACAGTTAGTTAATACTACTAATGATACTCAAGAAGTATCTATTTGGTTTAGGAAGAATGGTTCAGATGTAGCAGGTAGCAATAGCGAATTTGGTATGGCTGCTAGAAAGTCATCAGGTGTAGCATCTAGAGGTATTGCATCATTAAACTTCTTTATTGCATTGCAAAAAGATGATTATGTTCAATTGCTTTGGAGACCTAGTGATGTAGGAGTGTCTATTGAGCATTTTGATGCACAAACAACACCAACAAGACCAGTAACTCCTTCAGTAATAGCAACCATGAGCTACTTATCTAGCAATGGTTACACAAGCAATATTTATACAAACCCTTATATTAGTTCAGTAACTAATGGAAGCGCAGTAATTAGTCATCCTGCTAACTCAATCGCAGGTAAAACTTTTGATTATGTAGTAGTAGGATAAAAGGAAACCATCATGGCAGTTCAATCAACAACTTCAACTTCAAGCATTGATCCAGCTTTATTGCCTTATTTGCAAACAGGCTTGGAAAGAGCGCAGAGTTTATTCTTGACTGGTGAGCAACCTAGATTTTTTGAAGGTCAAACCTATGTCAGTCCTTCTGCTCAAACTCTTGAGGCTTTGCAACAGCAAGAGGCTCTAGCTCGTCAATCAAGCCCAGCATTGCAACAAGCTCAACAGGCTTATGGTCAAGCTCTATCTGGCATTGGTCAGACTGCTGCTGGTGGCTTCTTACAAGGTAGTCCATACCAACAACAAGCTATGCAAGCTGATGATGCACGTAGAGGATTGTTAAAAGAAGCTGCTCAACAAGGTGGTATAGATAAAGCTATTAAGTTCCTGGATGAAAAAGACCCGCTACTAGGGTTAGAAGTACGTAAAGCCTCCGCAGAATATGAATCATCTATCGCTACCGCTGCTAAGACTAGAGCTGAAGCGGATGAAGGTAAGGTTAAAGCTGCACAGGCTAGTATGATCTTTGTTGGTCAATTCTACCACACCGCTGAGAAACAACCTCCTGAAGTACGTGAGGAGATGTATCAGAAGTTCTTACCTCAATTACGTCAACATGATCCAGATGCTCCAGACACTTACGACCCAGTTAGAGCTAAGATAGCTGAAGGTTATGGTATATCTCAGCTTGAAGAATTTAAGATGAAACAAGATCAGGAAGAGAAGGCTAATGCCCCTACTACTGATGTAGAGAAGATAGAGTTTGCTAAACGTAATGCTATACGTCGTGGAGATAAAGAAGTCTACGATAAATTAGTAGCTCAAGAGGAAAACGATCAGAAATCTAAACTACAGGCCGCAGCTGTAGCAGGTGAGAAGGAGTTGCGTGGACAGTATCTGCAGCAGCGAAACGCAATTGGAGATGTGTTTGGCTCAGAGGCCATCATCAAGGATTCTTTGACTAAGAAATCTACGGCTGGTGACGTTGCAGCTATCTACCAATACGTTAAACTTAATGACCCTAATGCGGTGCGAGAGGGGGAAATAGCACTTAGTACTGCTGTGTATGGGTATAAGAAAATAGATAAATGGATAAAGCAAACTCAAGAGGGTACCCCGCTGACTCA